ACCTTCTGCATCTGGATCTCTTGCGCCAGCTGACTTTACTTCAATCTTCTTGAAGTTGAAATCTTTGCCTGGGCCATTATATGAGTTAGCAATTCTCTTATAATCTTCAAGTCTATCTTCACCAGCAATTAAGGTTGCATGTGTATAACCCTGGTGGTGTAGGTGCTTTAGGATACCAAAGACGTTGGATGAACCCTCTGGTGTATGCTTAACGACCCCACCAAATGCCTTCTTGGCAAATGCATGCTTTGTTTCGTAGTCAAGTGGGTTCTTTTTCTTATCGTGTGACTTAGATAGGTATACATGAGCTTCCCCGCCAACTTTCTCGGCGTGGGCTTTAATTGTATCCACCAACTTCTCATGGCCAACTGTTGGAGGATTCATTCTACCAAAGGCGAAGACTACATGCCTTTCTTTTTCTTCGTATACAGACCAAGTAGTATCCATTTGAGGATTCAACTCAATGTCATTCTTAGGCATGCCAGTATCTGTTTTACCAGTGGCCTTTTTGTCGTCTTTGTTTTTGGATTTTTTTGCTTTTGGATCAACAGCATCTGTTTCGGCTGTTGCATCTTGGCTGGCCATTGCTGCTGCAGCTTGGCGCGTAACCACAAATTCTTGTAGACTTAGTCTCTTTTTCATCGATATTCCTCAAGGGGTTGGCGTACCCTAACCTTGTAGGAATATTTATAAGAACTTATTCTTTATCAAAAATACCAGAATAATCTTCTTCATCATCCCAGAAAGGCTCTACTTCTAGGTCCTCATCTAGGTGGCTATAATCTTCCTCGTCATCGTCTTCTAGATCATCATCATTGATCTCATTATCATCTAGCATATCAATTAGCTTTGGCTCATGGACATCACGTAGATAGTATTCGTGGTTCTCTAGATCACCCAATTCTTCTAGAATCTCTTCTGCAGCAGTTGCATGCTCATCATATTCTTCTAGATCCTTCTGCGTCGAATGGCCTCTATCCAAAGCCTCTGCCTCAACTTCTAGAGCTTCGTCTACGTGCTTGGCAGCCTCTTCTACTTTAGCCATATCAACACCTGGTTCTTTCATTAGATTATTGAATGCATCTACGGCACCTGGACATAGAGTGAAATACTCTGTCTCATACTTACCGACAGTAATATTCTTACCTTCTTCTTCGTTGAAATCTAATTCTTCTGTATAAAGACTAAAGTTCTTCATATAGCCTCTTTAGGTAAACTCTTGCCAGTCCATACTTGCTATAGCATTAGAAGTAGCTGTACCACAAGTTAATGCTAGTGTAAATACTGTAGCTGTATTAGAAAGACCATTTCGTTCTAGCTGGTATAAAAATGCATCCCCATCTAATGTAACGCTAGCTGCTGACTGATTGGTGGCTTGGATTAAGCCACTCGCCAATACTGTACCACCTGACATTGTAGATGCATTGTTAGCATCATATTCCACTACTGAATCAGATCCCGTATTTGCCCAGCTTGCACCAGTAATTGTAGCACCACTGATAAGTCTATATTTATAGACAGCTTGATTTATAGGTGCTATATCGATTCTCTTTGGAACAGCTATACCATCTAACTTTGTTGACTTTAGTCTTAAAGAAATAATAGGATAGTAAGTACCAGCTGTTCCTAATTGTCTTTGTGAAGCTGGTTCCTGGCCATATGATCTTGGCTTACCTCTAATCTCATATCCACCCTCGGATATAACAGAGGTGCAAATTTGCTTTAGTGTAGCAGATCCTGCTGTTGTTCCTATATTCTCAATTTCATATCTTACTGGAAGACATGCTGTTGTCATATATGTTGATGCTATTCTATTAGCGTGATGGAATGAGTGGCAGTGAATTAGCTGGCCATCAATCACAAAGCCACATCTAACAGATCCAACTCCCAACCACTCAATATCAGTCCAGAAGATTTGAGCCTTAGTTAGATCTAGTGTTCTTTGTGATGGAGATGATGGAACTGCTCCAAGCAACGTATCAAAATTCCAGTCAGCTTGATTAGCATATGTGTAAGTAACAGAGTTGCCAACATTAGACTTCAATACAAACCTTACTGTTGTTCCTGTTTGTTCTAGATACACACCATTGGTATCATTGAAGTAGCCAACTCTTTGTTCTAGATTAGCCTGTGGTGCATTCATAACAAAGGTATTCAAAATCAACAAGCTCTTACCTGGCTGGTAGGCAAACACTCTTGTTGTTTCTCTTTGAACCTTAGCACCTGATGTTGTATCTACAGTTAGTGATACAGCAGCTGAGTTTGCATCATGGGAATAGGTAGCTGTAGCTGTATTGGCAGTTGAAAATTTACCATTATCTTCGTAACGGTGGAATGAATCAAATAGAGTTAGAGGCTGAGAGCCTCTTGCTCTACCAAAAGCATCAACTGCAACACCAGAAGGATTAGCTGGACCAATTAGATTACCGTACTGATCAGAAAGCATAACGACTTCGAAGATGGTCTTGCCATCTGGAAGATATTCGTGTCTGTCTTTTCTGAACTGTGCCATTTAGCGTGCCTTCGCGAAGTTGGCTGCAGAGAAGGCGGCTAAGCCGCTTTTACTTTTACCAGACCTTCTTACTAACTTTGTTGGTCTATTGTTTCTAATTGATACAAACCCTTCTGGTCCAGATGGCTTACCGTGGATTGAATGTTCATATCCATGATGATCTAAACTTGAAAGGTGATCAACCAATTCATTCTTTGCATTCTCAAAGTGGTCGTGAATATTTAGAATTCGTTGAAAATGGTGCTTGTTCTTTTGGACGTGGGATAGGTCTGCATCCATTGCCTGCTGTCTTTTAGCCTTACCAGCTGGTGTCTTTAGTTTATCGACTTCACCTTGGTGCTTATTCTTTAACCACGATAGATAACCAGCTGCTGACCTTTTAGCCCCTGTCCTCACAGTACTATTGATATATGTCTTCAATTGCACTCTATGGCCAGCTATAGCATCATGTGTTTCGTCTGTTGCACCTTCAAATTCTTCAACAGCCTGCTTCATGTGCTGCTTGAACTTTGTCTTTGGTGGCTTGGCAGCATGGACTACATGGATAGGTAATAGATGAACATCTGGATGGTGGTCAAATCCACTACCTTCTTCATGTGGATCAAACCCATAGTGGGCCTTCATATCATCAAGATCACCATGGCCACGATACTCAGTATGAACAGCAACACCAATCTTTGCCTTCTTGATCTTCTTGCCTTCTGGCGAATCGTGCTTTTGAGAATATGTAATTGTATTTGGCGTAAAGTGATACTTGCCATCATGGCTTGAGACATCGTTGTGTGTATACATGATGTCGCCCTGGAACACTCTACCCTTTGGTGTGATCTTCTTGAGGTGATCGTGGGCAGCTTTGAGCTTTTCAACTAAACCAGGGGCATGGCCATGGTTCTTTTCAATATCTTCATGGGAGTAATTGATCTTTGGTTCTTTATTAAATGCAGACTTGGATGCTACAAAGAACTTTTTAGTCTTAGGGTGATAACCAAAAACAATTGATGGTGACCCATCATACTTAATTGTATTCCTTGTAGATGAATGAGTAGCACCTTCAATAGCATTATGAGTATCGTTTAGGGTATGGAATGCGTGCTTGAATCCTTCAGTACCAGAGTCAATGACATGCTCTTCATTGTGTTTCACATGAAGTAGTTTGCTTTCGTCGTCGACTGACTCTTGTAGGTATTGAATAAAGCTCATTAAACCATTCCTGTTACTTTTCTACAACCTAGTGGCGCAATTACAACTCTTGTACCCTTAATACCAAAGTCGCTTCTATCTCCTTTATAGATAGCCATGAACACTGGTTCATATCCATCTGTCATATTATCACCATTCACATGGGTGTGATAAGCAGTTATCTTATATGTAGATCCTTGCTTACTTAACACCACTGAGCCCTGAAGCATAAGAGTAGTGTTTTGTCTACTAAATGCTCCACCAAACTCATTACCATAAACAGACATCATCTTTAACTTTACATCTTTAATCTTCCTTGCAACAGTAGTCGCATTAGGAAGACCTTTAGGATATAACATCAGCATATCCTTAATAAACTTTTGGACTTCTGGATGACGGAAGATTTCAGGTTCCTTTCTCTCCGACATACCACCCCATTGCTGGAAGTCTCTCTCTGTTCGACCATCCTTATGGGATATCCAAGCCACCTCCTTTCCTTCAGCATCCACTAAGTGGAAGTCAGACTTAGGAGTACCTGGTGTCGATACAGCATCAGCAACGCTATAGGTTTTAGTCCCTATCCTTATATTTATAGTAAAGGAACCTTCTTTCTCCTTTGCAGCAGCTATTTGCTCTCTCAGAGACATTAGGGCAGCATCTTCCTTTGCAGTGGATGCGCCTTCACCCTTACCACCAAATTCCTTTGTCTTGACAAAGTCAGTCAGCTTATAAACACCACCTTGAGTTGATGTGAATCTTAGCTCATTCAACTGAACTGATGTACCATCCTTAAGAATCTTCTCCATGTTCTTTGGAGCAATCAATACAACTTTCTTGCTACCTTTAATCTCAAAAGGAGACTTTTCCTTCACCTTCTTAATGAAGATAGCTGGTCTCCAGTCATACTTTCTGATTTCTTTAGCGCTAAGATTTGCCATTTTAGTAACCCTTTATGTGCTTTTATATATGGAAAACCGCCTTTCGGCGGTTCTCTTATAGTGCAATTGTGTATGGTTCCATTGACCTATTGTACTGATTGTTCACCCTAATGAACTCAGTATACCTACTTAAATGAGAAAGTCTACTGGCTCCAACATAGGCGCAAGTCGATCTTAAACCACCAAGAATGTCCTGCATTGTACCAGAAACAGGTCCCTTATAAGGGACCTTTATCGTCCTACCTTCCGAAGATCGGTAGCTAGCAAGATAGCCCTTATGCTTCTCTTGAGCAGTTCTAGAACTCATACCATAGAATACTACACCATCTTCTGTATTCTTGGCACCACCTTCATCATGTCCAGCTAGCATAGAACCTAGCTTAACATACTTCGCACCAGCGCCAATTGCTTTAGCAATATCGCCAACGCAAGTAATACCACCATCGGCTACAATACCACCACTCTTAGATTCCAAAGCACATTCCATAACAGCACTAAGCTGAGGGTAGCCAATACCTGTCTTGATACGAGTAGTACAGACTGCACCAGAACCAATACCAACTTTAATCAGGTCGGCGCCAGCATCCTCTAGCCTACGAACAGCTTTGGCGGTAACGACACTACCAGCCATGATCTTGGATCGCGATTTCTTCTTGAGGAATTCTACTGCCTCATAGAATTGCTTCATGTATCCATTAGCAACATCGATACAAATGTTGACATAAACACCATGTTCATCTAATAGTAGATTGGCAACATCTTTAGTTAGCTCAAGGTCCTCTGGTAGAATACCAGTTGAGATGTAAATGTGCTTTAGAGTAGTTTCATTTGCTGTAGCAGAAAACCTGGACCATTCTTCTAGCGTATAGTGCTTAACGATAGCTGTATAAGCACCAACCTTGGCAAGCTCTTTTGCCATCTCAAACGTACCAACACCATCCATGTTAGAGGCAATAACTGGATTGTAATCTATATCCACTTTACTTCTACTATCGATATCAGAGAACTGTGGTACAATCAATACATCACTATAATCTAACTTAACTGCATCTTGAATCATAGTCTAATACCCAACTTATCAGCAATTCTATCTTGCCACTCAACAAGATTATTATATACATCAGCCACAATGTCAACAGTTACATTGTTCGCTCTAGCTGCATACTCGATTGCTTCTTGTTTTGATAGGCCTTCATTCTCCGCTTCAATCAGACTCATTTCAATAACATGATTAAGTTGCATACACTACTCCTTATATTTCATACAAACATGATCTTGAATAAGTTGTCTATGTTGAATCCAGTTCTTAAAGTTACCAGACCAAATACCACCACCTCTGTCAGCATGAGTCACACCCTTCTCCCAGGATGTACCAACATTGTTAGGATGGCTAATGTTAGACATAGGAGTTGCTTGGTGCTCTAGTGGTGAAGCATGTACTGGCTTCGATTCAACTAATCTAGCAAAGATGTCATTTGCTTTTTCAATATCCGTATTCAGAATTCTGTATGATACCTGAGCACAGCAAGATGCTGAGATCTTAATTGCCTGCTCTTTAGTTAGGTATGTCTTAACAATTTGTTTCTCAAGATTGTCTTGTTCTTCCCAGATGTAGTATGAGAGTCCATGCTCATTTGGTTCTCTATTAATGTATGGTACGTGCCACTCATCAGCAGCAAGACCAATAGGGTTACTCTCCTTCAATGCTTGCCACATCACCTTAGCAAGCTCATGGATCTCTGGCTGAGCATCTGGATGCTTACGAAGATGAAAGAAGTTATCGTACTCTGTTGCAGTACATACAACCTTAATCATCTGGAAAGGCTCAAGTATTCTATTAGCAATCTGCTTATGTACTTTCAGTGCATCAAACTTTCTAGCTGTGTCACAAGATGCCTTAGAAAGAGAACGCCAAGCCTCTGACGCTTGCATAAGGTCTGGCAACTCAAGCTGTTCTGTAGCCTGCATACCCCTAATGTTCTTACCCCATTCGATTGGAGTAGCACATCTATCTTCAATTAATTTGATCAGC